TGCTTACTTATGATACAGTTGTAAGGACGCATGACGCGCAAGGCAATATGACGGGACGGCCATTTGAGCATGCTTATAAAACTCACGATGGTTTAAATAAGATCAAAGGCGGTAAATGGTCAACCGTAGATAGTACAGGCGCTTTTTATGTTGGGGAATTGGAGCGCCTTGACTTAACGGCTCACGAACCGCTCGCCGCTGTTTTTTGGAGTCGAGATATTGACCTAAGGGAAGATGTATCTATTGGTGATGATGCAAGTTCGTTCACGCTTACGAACTTTGGTTCTGCATCTGGTTTAGGTACAGGACAAGGTTATGGTAACGGCAAAGCGTGGCTTACTCGTGAAACTACGCAGGTTACATCTGGTAGTGTTGATTTAGCTAAGATTCCCCATCCATTACGTCCCTGGGGTTTCGAGATTAAGTATTCTATTTTTGAGTTGGAATCTTCGGCGCGTTTGGGAAGACCGATTGACAGTCAAATGTATGATATGATGCGTTATACGCATCAAATGAATATTGACGAACAAGTAAACTACGGGGATACAGGCTTTGGGGATACAGGTTTAGTTAATAGTAGCCTTGTTACGCCTGTACCGTTGCCTAGCGGTGTTTCAGGATACACGCAGTGGGTTCAGAAAACGCCCAATGAAATTTTGAACGATATTAATTTCGCAGTTAATTCTGTTTGGGCGAGTTCAGCGTGGGCTTGGATGCCCTCGCATATGTTGATTCCGCCTGCACAGTTTTCTTATATCTCGACGCAGTTAGTTTCCCAAGCTGGCAATCAGTCTATTTTAACTTATGTATTAGAGAACAACATAACTGTACGTCAAGGCTCCAAACCGTTGAGGTTGTTTCCTAGTAAGTGGTGTATCGGTACTGGGCAAAGTGGGACGCCGGGTGTAACGGGAACTGTTGATAGAATGGTAACCTACACCAAAAACAAGAACTTAATTCGTTATCCTATGACAGGTTTAGGGCGTACCCCGGTCGTCTACGACGGTCTTTGGCATAAAACCGTATATTTTTGTAAGTTAGGTGTAGTTGAAGTAGTTTATCCAGAAACTATTGGTTATACGGACGGCCTCTAATATCTTTTAAAATAAGATAACCCTTGACAAGCGAATAAAAAGGCTCTATAAAAACGAATCGCCCGAACTGCTTCAACAGCCGGGCGATTCTGACCGAAACAGAGAAGGGAATTTCTCCGATGGCTGACGACGATTCTATAGAGGGACTGTTTGCCTGTCAAGCAGAAAGTGACGGGGACAGCGCGCCACGAATTATTTCCAGGAAAGATGCAATTGCGCTTGGATTTGTAACGTATTTTACTGGAAAGCCTTGTAAACACGGGCATATTGCGGAACGTAGAACAGATAGTTGTAGTTGTGAAATTTGTACTAAAATAAACACTAAAAAACACGGCTTAACAGAAAGATGCAAATTAGCAAAGCGTGCTTGGAATAAAAATAACCCTGATAAAATAAAAGAACAAAATAAACGAGCTAGGATTAAAAATCCGGAGACTTGCAAGCAATCAGCTAAAAACTGGTTAAATAATAATCGAGAACATAAGCAGGCATGGGAACGCAAGTACATAAAAACTAATTTAAATCGTCGTTTAAAAATAACTTTGCGATCAAGATTATATCAGGCAATCAAAAAGAATCAAAAAGTAGGCTCTGCGGTTCGCGATTTGGGGTGTAGCATAGAATTTTTTAAAGAATATATTGCTGCACGATTTCAAAGAGGCATGACTTGGAATAATTGGGGCAAGATTTGGGAAATAGACCATATCGAACCTTTGTGTAGTTTTGATTTAGAAGATTGCGAACAATTCTTAAAAGCTGTACATTATACAAATTTACAGCCTCTATTAATAGAAGATAATAAGAAAAAATCTATAGAAGACAAAAAGAAATCGATAGAAGACAAAAAGAAATCGATAAATAAAAATCCTTACATTCCATCTGACGAATTATTAGACTTATTTGAAGACGAAAACCCAGCAACTAAGAAAGATTAACCATGTCGGACTTCCAAACAATCAAAACGGTCCCTTTAGAAGATCGCCGCGCATATGTGCCTAGTGATGTAATGTCCTTAGCTCAATACAAGTTGTGGAAAGAGGCATTTAACGAAAACCTCCCGCGTGAAAATGCGAAAATACGGGCTAGAAATGCAAAATTGCATGAATCACAGAAGCCCGAAGTTGAGTTAGACCCATTTCCCATGGGCACTATCACAATGATGGCCCCCAAGCAATTCATCATAATCCGTCAGGACTATAAGCGTATCCTATTCCCCGCCGGTATTTTTGAATGTCCTGAGGAATTAGCTTCGGACTGGTATCTGCTTGCGAATGGCGCGAAAGCTTACAATAACGCCGTTACCAATCCCATTGCAAAGCCCAAAGAACTAACCGAAGCAGAAACCGCAATCGAAGACGTTCCGGTTAAAAATCCGGTAGCTGCTAAGCGAGTTAGGATGTAATTATGCCGTTAACTAGTAAAGGCGAAGAAATAAAAAATTCAATGGTTAAAGAATATGGCGAGAAGAAAGGCGAGCAAGTCTTCTACGCAAGCAAAAACGCAGGAAAAATTTCAGGAGTTGATGAAATGAACGAAGGTTCAGAAGGATTAAAATCTTACGGCGACGATAAAGCATGGAAAGATGATTCTCATCACCATGAATTGGAAGGCAAGACCGGCCCGGAGATTGAAGACAAGGGCAAGTCCCACGATGACGATGACAAGCACCGTGATGCGGGCATGGGTTTAGTTCATGCTAAAGAAGAGCCCACTGCATCTGAGGCTAATTATCCAAAGTCCATGGATTCTTTAGACGCGATGGAAGCTCATACTTTCCCGAATGATCCATTTGCCGATAAGATGCCGGACGGCGGATTTACTTGGGAAAAAGTTATGTCTCCATCTCAGATGAAGAGCGGGCCGTTACACGTTTTCAAAGAGTAGTTAATGTCTGTAACCCCAGCAAGTTTCCGCATAGATTTTACTGAGTTTTCTTCGACCGTAACTTATACCAATTCAAGTATAGGCTATTGGTTGAATATGGGAAATTTGCTTATCAATTCGTCTTTACTAGGCGGTTCGCCTGATACACCTAGTAACCCGCCCGCTACACTATTCGATATTGCTCTAGAACTGTTCACAGCTCATAACTTAGTTCTTGAACAACCCGCGCAGTTAACCGCAGAAAATAACGGAGTACCCGGCGTAACTACAGGTCCAATTTCATCCAAGCGAGTTGGGCCTGTTTCTGTTTCTTATGACGTTGCAGCGGGTGTTGATCCAGAAGACGGACAGTATAATTTAACGCTTTATGGAACACGTTTTATAAATCTTTATAAATTAGCTGGCGCACCTGGAATTGTAGCAAATGGGAATGGCGGTAATGCGAATTTTGGGCCATTTCCGGTAGCTACTGGAAATGCTTGGAGTGGGCCCCCAATCTGGGGCTGGGGACCATGGTCCGCGATGTGAATAAATGATTAATTTCGAAACTTCCACGCAACAATACGGTACGTCTTTAAAAGATATAGAAAGTGCATTAATAGCTCTTTCTAAAAAATCCTTATTAGTTGGCGTGTTCAATGAAGGACGACCCGTAACGGAAGGCAAAGAAAAAGAACTTACAAATTCCGAATTAGCTTTTATTTTTGAATTTGGGGCTCCTGAGGTAAAAATCCCCGCACGTTCTTTCATGTTCACCACACTCCGCGACAAGTTAACTGATATTCAAGGTTATCTATTAAGAGCCGCAGAGTACGCCCTACAAGGTGACAATGAAAGCGTAGATAAAACTTTAGATAGTTTAGGTATAGAATTAGTTGCAGCGATTAAAGATAGAATTTTAAAATCGATTCCACCTGCTTTATCTAAAAATACATTAAGAAAATGGATTAAATTACCCGGAGGCACACCGAAAAAACGCAGTGAATATGGAACTATACCTTTAAAGATAACCGGAACATTTATGAATTCGTTCGAACATACAGTAGAAAACCGTTAAGGAAACCCAAAATGACCCAGCAAGAAAATCTTCTTAAGGAAGCTCAAGATTACGTTAATGCGCTTGTCTCACAGCGCGATTTTCATCAAAATGAATGCACGAAGTTTATGGCTGCTGCATTTAAAGCGAAGCGTGAAAATGAAGAGCTTACTGAGAAATTGTCTAAAGTAGACGATGTAAGTCTTGAAAACGCCGATTTAAAAAAGCAATTAGCTGATATGTCAGTTACAAATGCAATGCTTCAATCGGCATTGTCACCTGAAATTAAGCATGACGACTAAATTTGCAAAGCTGTTTAAATGCCTTGGATAGATGTAAGTTCGCTATTACTAGACCCTGAGATAGCTGGGGAACGCTTTCAAGTCATTCGTCGCAAAGAAAGCGTTAGCCCCTTCGGGGAGTCGGTTTTATCGACACAAACATATAAGAACGTAATCGGTCAAGTAAGCCCAACAGCAAGAAATTCGTTATTACGAGAACAAAGTTTTTCTTCCCAAGAAAAAACAATCCGAGTAATAACGAATTTCAAATTAATTGGTGCGTCTAAGAATAATATAGACGGTCAATATTATCAACCCGATTTGATTTACTGGAAAAATGGTTATTACATTGCAGGCGAAATTGAAGATTATAGTCAATATGGCGCTGGATTAGTTTCTGCGGATTGCGCTGCATTTGATTGGACAATTCCAATTACTGAAGGTCCGATGCATACCAATTTAGGCTTTAATTTCACGCACAATTATAATTCGTCAAATATAGCGATGTTTTAAATGTTGTTAGTCGTTACTGATGGTCAAGGAAATGCTCAAACTATTGTCGTAAAAGGACAAGAGGTTGTAGTTGATTATTCTGGAACAATTACAGCAACAGAGATTTCTCAACCGTTATTAGCGGCAAGCGCTACTCGTTCCGGCTGGATACTGCAAAATAACGGCCAAAATCCAATGACGATTAACGAAATTGGAAACAGTCCGCTGACAAATTCTTTTGTCGTTGCCCCCTTCGGGGGAGTTTTTCCGCCTGAAAATTTTCCTTTGACTACAAACCAGCTCAATATTGTGGGTACAGCGGGCGATAATTATACTTTAAGGGCTTGGTAATGACACAACAAACTATTGTAACGTCTGCGTTAGAATTGAATTTAGGTAATTTATTAGGAGTTCCGGCTTCTGTAGCGTTGACTAACGCCTTAAAGAATTGTGATGATAATTTTATTCAATTATTTGATCAAACTTCTTTAACTCTGGGCATTCAGCAAAGCATTCAAGGTTCGCTTGTGTTAGCGAATACTGTTGCTCACGCCTATTCTACGACGCTGGAATCTTCTAATTCTGCTACTGCGGCTTGGACGCTTACTTTACCTCCTAACGCGGGCACGAGTACTTACGTTCTCCAAACCGATGGTTCGGGCGTTACATCTTGGGTTGCGCAGACTGGCGGAAGTGGCTCGCTTACAATTAATACAACCGCTATAAGCGGGGCAACAGCAGGACAATTACTTTATTCTGATGGCACTAAGTTACAAGCTTCTGTAACTCTCCCTTCTGGTACACTTGCCGCAACAAATACGTTCGCGGGGGATAAAACCACGCAAGTTGCTACAGATGCGTTTGTACAAGCAGCTTGTTTATTGCAAATGTCAACCGTCCCAATGGCGATTACAGCGGGGACGTATAGTTTTGCAACACTATCCACTAATTTTCCAGTAATATCTATTACGACTAGTTCAGGCGCGGTGACAGGCGCAACGGTATTAAGCGGTGGAACAACTTTAGCTGTAGGAGATTTAATTGTTCCTGCACATGGTAATCAGGACGCTTTACTTAGGGTATTGACTGAATTAGGCGGTGTAGCCGAAACATTAGAAGTTGTTTACGGGGGTACAGGATATACAAACGGCAGCGGCATAACTTCAGCGGCTGCAAGTGTTATACCGTATACATATTTATTATCGGGTGCGCTTACTAACGATGTAACTATTTTAGTTACTAATGGCACTTACTTAACCGCATCTCAACAGTGGTATATTGCCAATAATACTACAGGCGCGCACGTAGTAACTGTGGCAGTAAGCAATGGAAGCAACGCGCCATCGGCAGGACGTGCCGCGATTATTCCACAAGGCACCAATAATTCCCGTATAGTTGGTATTCAAACTGAGGGGGTGTTGAATTGTGATATTGCGAGCATTTTAAATGCTGCGGATTTAACAGGTTTGGGAACTGGCGTTGCAACAGCTCTTGCCGCTACGGCAGGAGGAATGAACGGTTTCGCCACCACGTCGCAACTCACGGCGTCAAATATTGCCCCGGTAACCGTGACGTATACCTCATCCACTATTATGAGTGTCCCTGATTTAAATGTCATTATAGGCATAAACGCTAATTCGGATACGACTTACACCATTGCGCCAAGTAGCAGTGTTCCTGCTCCCGCAGGAACCAAAATATATTTACGACCTCTTGGATTCGGCAATATTCAGGTCGTTGCAAGCGCTGGGGTGACAATTTACGGAACAAACGGTGACCCTTATTCGCTTTACACCAAGAGCCGTTATCAAAATTTAACATTAGAGTGTATCGCAACCGATGTTTGGGTCGTGGTTAATGGGATTCCCAGCTATTATCTTAGTTTAATTGGGTATGATACTTTTGCATCTAGTGCCAATTGGACATTTGGCACGGATTGGTCGTGGAGCGCTAATCTTTTTACGCATACGGCCGGTTCCGCCAGCGCATTATTAGCACAAGCAGCGCCATTTTCCAGTCTTGGGGCTGGATTATATAAAGTCGTGGCGGACATTACGATATCTGGAGGACGTTATAGATTCAGATTTGATTCCGAATATACGGACTACCTTACGGCAACTGGCATTAATGTTGAAAACTACATAAATGTGACTGCGGCTGGCGCGCACGCATTTGCTATATATCCCGAAACTGCAGCACAGATGACTATTACAAACGTCAGAATATACAAAATAACGGGTACATATAATAAATTAGTTTCTCCAGTTGTTACAGAAGGACAACTATTATTGCCTGATGGTATAGATACTGCGCCGTCGATAGCCTTTTCATCACAACCGGGAACTGGTTTTGATTTAAATGGAGCTGGCAATATATATATGTGCTGGCAAGGAACACCTCTGATAAGCTTGGGTACTGATAGCGGTTCGGTAACCGCAGCTAGAATATCTGGTTTGGCATCGAATAGGCTAGAAGTTTATAGCGGCTCAGCTCTAACTCTTCAAGGGAACATTTTTGAAATCGAAGCCCCGTATGGACAACCCATTCAAATACGAGGATATCCGCAAGCTTCCTCAAATGGGTCAACTATATATATCAGAACATCACCTAGTGCGCCAGTAATCCCTTTAGTAGTATGGGGTGAAAGTGGACAAACAGGGGAATTGTTTCAAGTACAGGACTATTCTTCAGATGTATTAATGACGGTAGATGTTACCGGACGTATTCAAACAAACACGCTAGTTGTAACTGGATCGATGACGACTCCGTCTCCGGGGGCCGTACTATCGGCTACTGCTGTCACTGTTGGAAATACCAGCGGCATAACTTTTACGACTTCCGGAAACCACGGACTAGATCAATATCAGCCAGTTGCGTTCAGCGGGACCACAGCTCCAACCAATATTACGTTCGGAAAGACTTACTATGTTTCATCCGTTAATTTCTCGGCGACTGTCGTATCTGTCTCCACAACTCTTGCAAATGCAATCGCTGGCATAATTGTCGCCTACAGCACGGCTGGCTCATCGGTTGAAATAGCTTCAGCGGGCTCAACTAACTTTCCGGGATTGTCAACTTCTGCGCCCGCGTCTATACTTGGAAGCGGGGCAACAGCGGCACTACAACCGGCATCAGTTATCGTTGGCGGAGCTATGGCTCTTCCGCTCGCAGCAACCGATGGTTTTCTATATATTCCTACTTGTGCAGGCGCACCATCAGGCGTGCCCACAACACAAGGAGTTGGGACTGTGGCAATTGTATTCGATACCATCGGCGGTAATCTCTGGGTCTATAATGGTGGTTGGAAAGCCGCTTACACGCCGACAAAAGCAGTCGCTGTAACTTGGCAATAGTATTAGAGAAAAACATGCCGGTAATTACCCTCGAACTGAATGAATCCGAGCAGCAGGCATTTCAGCAAATGATAGACCTATCCTTGAAACAGAATGGTCTTGGTGCGCTAAATTTCGCAACTCATTTTGTACAAAAGATAGCCCAAGCCTACGAAGCAGCGAAATCTCTTCCACAGACTCCCGCGCAACCAGCAGAAGCCCCGCCACAAGAATAGCAATTCTAATCAAGGTCGCACCTAGCGACATTCCAGAGAAAGATCAAAGGAGAACTCGATGACGAAGAAGGTTTTTTTGGCGTCGGCCATCGCAGGGCTTTTGGCCTGTGGAGCCGCAATGGCGCAAGTCGCCACTATCCCGCAGGTGCAGAGCGTTGGGCCATCCGATCTGTTCCAGGACGTAGTGGGCGGATATCCGCAGGCGCAATCGTCCTATGTTTCGGGCGCTGTACTGGGCGGGACGTTCGGCCAGGGCGAGAACTTCCTAATCGGCGGCGGTTAACGCTATATAATAGGAAATCTAACCAAGTTCGGGCATAGAAACTGCATATCAAGAATTTAAATGGTAAATAGTTCAACAGGCGGTTTTCTTCTCCCGTTAAATACAATTCCTGCCCCCTTCGAAGGGCAGGAATTAAATCGTTTTATTCAGCCTGCGCTTGTTGCGTTAACTGGATTAGTTAATAATTTTGTTATTCCGGGTAATCAAAGCGAACCGCCAAATGTGCCAGATGCTGGCGACGCATGGATGACATTTTATTACGAAAGAATAACTGCGGATAAATTTCCTTATATTGTGCATTTATTAGACAACAATAATAATGGATACGATCAATTACAGCGTCATGAAATGTTTGCTGTTAATTGTGATTTTTTCGATTTAGGCACGAACGGTTTAGCAGCTTATTACACTACTTTATTGAGAGATAATTTAGCTATTTCCCAAAATAAAGAATTTTTATTGCCACAGAATTTCAAT